ATCAAATTTCGAAGCATCTAAACCTAAAGCCACCGGTTTATCAAATTGCAACCATTTCTGATGCAATATTGATGCAGAAACATCTGCATTAAACCCCTTAATAACTGTAGCTTTGGTTCGACCTCCGAATGCCTTGTTAATCGAACGAAAAAAATGATGTTCAGCATGCTTAATAAATCGACCGAGTTCGAGATTATATCTCGGACTACGCGGATTGATTACTCTACCTGCTTTACCTACATCTTGTTTCCCAAATTTAACAAATGATGTTAAAAACGAATCTTTCTCGGAAAGAGGAGTATGATATATACTCAGCATAGCTGCTTGATAAGTACGCCTTTTTGGCCCTTTATACATATCAACAACTTGTTGATATGATAAACGGGGCAATTTAGGCATAGTTAAAAGTACAGCACTGCGAAACTCTTTCAAATAACGACCATTGTAACCATTTGGGGCGACATGTAATGCTGCTCGATAGGAACCATCTACTTCTTTACACAAAAAGTAGCGTTCAACTAGAGCACGCACTAACACGGCTATGTTATTATGACAGACACCTAAATCATGATTAGGGCCGAGCGCAGTAGTAACATTAAATTTCCTACGCTTATAAGAATTCCCGTTCTCGTAGATGCACAAACGTTCAGGAAACTCCTGGTGAACCCTCGCTAAAAGCAAAGGATCAACAGCAGCACTAGAACCATCAACGGTAACTGGGCCTCCTCAGGCGGTGGTTAGCTGTACAACTTGTGGTTGCACATCCAAACACCAGCTCGGTAATTTATAACCGAGATCAGCAATACTGTCAAGACACCTCTCTTCAAAATAGGTGTTAATAGTGCAGAAAGCATGTGAGCCCCGATCAACGGTGCGCATATTAAGCTGATTACACTTATGTAGATATTCTCGTTCTACCAAGAGAGTATTTGCATCAGTTCTCTGAAGACGCCCAAGTTTACCGCGCAAATAACAAAACATTGCTGCAGTGAACTTAGGAATAACTTGGGCGTTGCGAGGTACATAACTGTATGGCTCAACTATAGCTTCTTGATTTTCATCAACAGCTACTGTATCGGCCACACACATGTTGTAACCAGTGCATTCACGGATCTCATTTATACATTGAGTAACACTA